TAACTACTGATAAAAAATACCAACATATATATAACGAATGGACTAAAAGATTTTAGAAATGTCATATTATCATAAATATAATTTTGTATCACCAGAGCCTATCTATGCTACAGTAAAAGAAGAACTAAAAAGTTACTTTGATACTGGTGCTGTAGATGATTTATTATTTCCTACCTACCTAGACAAATGTCTTAGGAAGATGGGTAGAACCACCTATCAAATTACTACCGATATTTTGTTTGTAGAAGATTTTCAAGCAAGACTACCTGACAACTTTCATGCAGTAAGAGAAGCATGGATGTGTGCTGTGGTGCATGGTAATCCTTATCCTGCTGCATCTTCTTTATATACTCAAGCAGTTAATGCTACTACTATTCAAGTGGCTCCTCTAACAATAGGAGGAACTCCTTGTGATAATCCTGATTGTCAACATCCTAGTTGCGATGGTACATGCATGCCTACAGTCGTACAAGCTGTATATAAAACAAATAGTGAAATCCCTAGATCCTGGAGACGTTCATACTTATTAAAGCCAGGAAATATATCTGCACGTAAAAGTTGTAATTTATCTTACACCAACTCTTGGTCAGAATTTAATCAATTAACTTTAGCAGGTCGTGAATTTACACCTGGTGCATCTTCCTTTGACTCTTTTGATATTA